ATCGCAATGCGCATCTTTGCAGCAGCCTGTCCGGCGCCCAGCATGCCGGTGGAAAAATCCACGATATAACCCGTAACGCTCTTCGTGCTTTGGGTCATGCCGGCGAAGAAGGTCAAAAGGGGAGTAGATGCCTGTACAAGTGATCGAAAAATACCGACTACCTGCGCTGCGCCACCATAGAGCGCTCCGAACAATTTCACCAAGGGGCCGGCAGCGACGAGGAATACGCCGAATTCGACAACGATGCGCTTGGTGCTGTCATCGAGCGATTTGAACCACTCCACCACGCCAGCTATCTTTGCACTGAGTTGATCGGATAATTTGCTCAGATCAAATGCCTTGTTAATTTCGTCGCCCAGACCGGCAAGGCTGTTTCTTACGCTTGCAGCGAGATTCACCAGTGCATTTTTAATCCCGCCGCTTACCCGCGGAAGTTCAGCCATTTTTGCCGTCACAGTATCGACGAAGGTACGCGCATCGATGCCTAATTTGTTCAGCCCTTCGGCCGTCGTGGTGCCGAAGGTATCCTTCATAATGCGCGCCAGTATGGGCATGCGCCCGAGGATGATCTTGATATCGTCCTGAAATATTTTGCCCTTGCCGATCATCTGGCTGAACTGATTCGTCACCTCATCCAGATCTTGAGCGGTGCCGCCGGTCGTAGCGATGGCGTTGGCGAGTTGTTCGATCGTTTTGCGGGCCACTTCGGCATTAAATCCGACATTTTGCAGGCGCACGCTTGCCTTTACCGCTTGCTCAAAATCGAGCCCCGGGGCCAGGGCCGATTTGCGAAGGGCTTCCAGTTCGGAATCAGCCTCTTTTATGCTGCGCCCCGCACCCTCGAAGGTGGCGCGCATGGCGAGCCGTAGCGCTTCTACATCGCCGGCCGCGGAAATAGCCGAAAAGCCGAAGGCAGCTAGGGGCGCCGATATTGCGATGGATAGGTCCGACCCAAGGCGTGACAAGCGATTGCCGGCAGCCCTGAAGTCGCGTTCGACCTTGGCCAGGCTCCGGTCAAATTCCCGGGTAATAAGTCCCAGGCGTATGTTTAATTCGCTAATTGTTGGCATCTTCGGTATTCCCCTCGAATTTTATTCCGAACCTTTTTTCAAAAATCAATCGCGCGTCATGCTCAAATTGGCGCAGCGCATCCGATTCAGCCTCCAAATCACGACCTTGAATTTCTTCAGCAGGGTCCCAGTCAAAGCGATATAAATCGGTCGCTTTTGGCTCTTTCCCCTCCGCAACATATGGCAATATGGAAAGCCACCCAATGAACCGTGCGCGCTCCCATTCTGACCGCTCTGCCATCAGGAATGCTTTTTGACGTGCGGCAAAATGGCGTGGCGTGCTTTCCCAAAATTCGATCTCACTCATTCCTGTCGAGGCCGCCGCTTCGATAAGCGCGCCCCAGTCGATTGGATCGAGGGGCCCATCTTGTTTTTTTTTGAGGCAGAGTCATCAGCGCTGTTAGATGGGGAGGCGTCCATCAGAATACGCAGGCATGAGGTCATAGCCGCGCGGTCAGAAAATATCCATTCCGCTACATCAGATGCTTCGAAATCGATATCTAAGCCTTCCTTTCTGTGTGCATATAGCATTCCGTAATACACCAGGTTGGTGAGCGGAACAATAGAAAATTGGGATAACGCCCTGCGGCGTTCTTCACCCATAAATTTGGCCACATCCTCAATATCCTGTTGTTCAGCACCGGTTTCGCTGCCAGTCATGGCGGCAGCCGATTGTAAAAACATATCGGATACCGCCATGAGCAGCTCATTATAACTTTTGCCGGTATTGATCTCATAATCATATGCAACCTTATACCCGAAAGCAATCGGCCTTTGTCGGCCGCCGATTTTGATATACGTGATCATCTTTATATCGTCGCCTCTGTTATGGCTCCGGTCCCAGTCAGAGTACAAGAAAATGTTACCGGGGCATCGTTGCCGCTGGAATCCATTTGCAGATTGCTCACATATGCAGAGCCGGAATATTTTTTGTCTCCCGTCACTCCTGTTTGTGCCACGACGGCTACCGGGGTTCCGCCCGTCTGGGCTGCAAACAGCTGTGAATAACCGTAGGTCGCATCATAGGCAAAGTTTCCTTCCAGGTTGCAGGTCCAGGATTTGAGGCCTGGCAATTGCGCATCCCAGGCGCCGCTGTCCTTGCAGGCCGCCGAAAACATGTTGGTAGATATTGCGAGCGATATGTTTGTTTGGCAAGTCACGATCACTGGCGTGCCGCCGGCATAGAGCGCAAAGTTTTTAGCAAGTACAGTCCCTGTGGTTGGCATGATATTTTTTTTACAGTTATGAAATTATTTCAATGACTTTGGATTATTAGGATTCTGATTATCTGCCTTGGGAGGATGATTGTCAGGTGGCTGCAGGCATTCAAGCATGATCGGAACACCAGGTGAATATCGCAACGCCTTCGATTCTTCTACCACGGCTTCGGCAACACCATTGGCGATCCAGGCAGTTGCGGTAGGTTCGTCAACGCCGTACACCCAGCCTGGCTGGGCTATTTCACCGTTGATTTCCGTCGGTACTTTTATCCTTATTTTCATCTGCGGTATATGATTGAATATTCAGATAGTTTGCGGATAAGTTCGGGTTTTTCAGATAGGCCGTCAATCGTGCGCCGGAAAAAGATGCACTCGATATCGCCGGTGGAGTTGTAGTCTAATATGCCGCGTATGGCCTCGCTGGCCTGCTCGGCTGCGGTGGCGTTGGCCGCGTACACGTCGATCTGGACGGTTATACGGTCTAGGTCAGAGGGGCCTGTTTTAGTGTTCGCTGGTTCGGTGTTTGTCACGTTTATGGCAGCCGCCGGGTATGCGCTGCTCTGGCGCAACACTTGAGGATATACCCGCCCGCCGAGTAGGCCGTTAGCCGTGGCATCAGAGGCTATGAGGCTAATTATCGGTCCGGTGATGTTCATACGGCGGCCTCGATTTTGCGTTTCAAAAATTCGGTAGCCAGGCGTAGCGTAAATGCTCCGACAGCATCGGCGGCCGGCTTAACGAAAGGGTTTGGAGGCAGGCCTGCCGCAGGCGCCCCAAACTCTACCCAGTGGGCATAATAGGCATCAGCGCGTGAACCGCGAAATTCGCCGCCGCTGCCGCTTTTATCCAGTCGCGGGCCAACAAAAATGGCTGCGGAGCGACGGAACTGAAGCGTGCGGAAGGCGCGGCGCAGGTTGCCAGGGTAATACGTTGCTTTTACCTGCCCTCCGCTATACCTGTTATGTGGCTCTCCACTCTCCGGAGCGCGCGCCTGAATAGCGGATATCAACACCGGCGCGGCCTCTCTGAATGCTTGCTGGCTGGCGCGTTTAGCGGTATCGGATACTCGGTACAGCTTGCGGATCAGATCGTTTATTTCGGCTTGCGTTGTGTCCATTACCAAGTCCAATAAATTAGAAATGTATTCTTCCTGATTTTTATCATCTTAACATTGCCAGGCTTATGCCCAATAAGCATGCAAATCCTAATCGCAATAAACATTGTAAATAGGACATATAATCTGAATGTGATTTCCAATCCTTTCGTTGCCATTATTTCCTGTATTCAGCTGTGATTGCCATATAAGCTCCGCGGGGCGCCTGTTGTTTAGCGGTTTTGCCTGGGCCGGCGCTTTCGGCTATCCGGATAATATCGTAGTTGTTTCCATCGTATACGATCCGGTCGGTATGCAATACGCCGGGCCGGTATCGGATAGTGAATAAGACCATGGTGGTGGCCAGGTGTACCGCGTCATATTGCTGCTCGCCCGAACCGGTAGCGGGGTAGGACAGGTGGGCGTTGGTGCAAGCCCAATCGGCCCAGGTTTCGATGGGCGTACCAAAGGCATCGGCAGCCACGGTGGCGCGCTGGATGGCGATACGCCTGTCGAGGCGGCCCGCGTTTTCGTACCGGTTCATGGTGGCAGCGTCAGGACTTTTTTACGAACAGGTGATACAGGATGTTGGCCAGGTTGAAGGCCACGGTGGCCAGCACTACCCAGTTTTTGGTGGTGATGGCGTAGACCGCCTTATGGGCTTCGCCGGCCAGTACGTCGGCCGTTGTCAGGTCGGGCGTGAGGGCGAAATAAGAGAATAGCGCGGCGACGATGGTGGCCACGCCTGTCCAAAGGTTGGTCGATCTGGTTGCGGATGTTTTTGCCATATTTTGTTTAATATTTTGTTTAAAATAAAGCGATTTGTTTAACAAGAAAACCGATAATATGGTCGTAGCAGGTTATCGGCGGCAGTGGGTAGGGTAGAGGGGGCGTCTTCGCGGTTTTCGTACAGGAATCCGATAGTGAGCAGCAGCGCGGCGCGGATGTCGGCCGGGATGGCAGATGCTTTCTCGCCAAATCCGGCCTGGTAGGTGACGGTGACGGCGTTGGGCAGATTTGCTACATCGGAAGGCCAGAAATAGCCCACCTTGGGCACGATGAACGCGGTTTGGTTGTAGTGCCCATAGGCGTATTCGGCGGCGCTCCATACCTGCGTAGCGCCCGCGCTGTCCACGTATTGAATACTCGTTACGGAGGCCAGCGGGGCGATACGCAGCAGTATGGGGGTATTCGGGGCGCATGGAAACTTCTGGTGGTATTGCTCGATGGTCTGGGTGAGCAGGGCCATGCCATATGTCTTTTCGACCATGGCGGCGGCAGAGCGGATGACGCCTGCCAGATAATCGTCGTCGTAGCGCAGGTCTTCGTTTCGAAGATGTGCGCGGGCAGTTTCCAGCGTGACGGGTAGTTCTGCGGTGGATGCGGCGACCTGGTAGGCGGTATATGTAGGCTCTTGTAAAAGCATTACAGCGCTGTTCTGTTCTGTCTCATGATTTTAATCGTGCCAAACGATATTATGCGGTTGTATACAAAGGTGCTGTTGTACCAAATTACATAATATTGATAGGTATTATCCGAGTCAAGCAGATAGGCCTCGGTTGGGTCAATCTCGCAACAAATCGTGCCTTGGTTTGCGATCATCAGGCCATCTTCGACGCCAAGGCTGAGTAAGATCGACCCATCAGACCGGCATATATCCATGCCGAAATATTCGTTCGAAATATCCACAGGGACGCCATCGGCATTCGTCATTTCAATCCGAAAGGCAATGATGTTGTCTTTCGACAGGTCCGTAAGTTTTACGATGATAGGAGAAATGATGATACGTTGCGCGTCGGTCATCGTTTAGCGTTTTTCCGCTTTCGAGGCTTGTTTTGAAACTTCTTTTTCAGCCTTGCTGGCCGGGTTTCCGGTTGTGGTGCCAAGGTATTCGGCGTGGCCGGCCTGTACCAGATCGGCGGCCCGGTCGTCGGGTGCATCATAGATGCCTCCGGCTGCGTAGACAAAATCCTGGCCTACGCAGCCGCGGTTCATTTTTATTGTTCTCATGTTACGCGAGTTGCAGGCGTTTTACGGCGGCGGTGTTGATCAGTTCGCCGTCCCAGCGCTGGAAGGCGATGAATCCGATCTGGCCGGCGTCTATGAAGCGTTCCTCCAAGCGGCGCAGCACCATGCCAAGGACTTTGCGGGCGATGTACTTATTATAGTCGCCGAAGAGCATGATTTTCTTGCCGGTGGTGAGGGCGCTGTCCATATCTTGATTGATCCAGTATTGATAGCCTTCGAGCTTGTCCGGCTCGCCTTCACGGATAGATACCTGCCAGAGCGGGCGGTCATCGCCGGTGCCGAACGACAGTTTTTTGATGGCGGCCAGGATGCTATCGTGAAACATGAAACCGCATTTTTTACTGCGGCGGTAGCCAGGATCGACGGAATGCACGAGGTCGACGATTTCCGCGCGGGTGAACGCCGTGGCGGATGCGGCTGTTTTGCCCAGGGTGCTGGCGGTAACGAGTCCGTTTGGCTGGCCTGATCCGGTGCCTGTGGTGAAATAGGTTTCGAGGCCCCGGCCAAAGGATTCGGAAAACTGCTCGCTGATGAATCCGTTTATATCGAAGGCGGAGTCTTGAACGAGTTCAAGGGATGCGGCAGCCATATCGCGCAGCATGTAGGCATCGAGGCTTTTTTGACCGAAGGTAAAATCCGTTGGGGTGGAGGTGGTGTTTTCTGCCACGATGGCGGCTTTCCGGGCCGTGGCGTCGAGCGTTGGCCAGGGCATATTGGCGCCGGTGTCGGTGGGCACAATGCGACATACCTGAAGTACTGCTGAATAGTCTTTCATAGCGCGTTCGAGTTCAGCCATATATTCCGGCGCGATCAGGTAGCCGCCGGCTGTGGTGGTGGTAGATTGTGCCCGGGTTTCAGGGGTCACTTTCCCGCGAGCCAGTATTTGGCGCTGCTCTTCGGTCAGGGTATTGTTACCGAAACAGAACCATTCTTTGAAAGCATCGCGGTATTCGTTTGCCTGCGCGCCGGATGGCTTTTTATCACGTTTGTCCATGTCGTCGAGGTGCTTTTCAGCTTCCTCTTTGGCAATCTCGTCAAGGCGCTGTTGCCGGGCGATATCTTTTGACAGTTCGCGCTCTTCTGCCTCGGCGCGGTCGAATTCGGCGTTGTATTCGGTTACCGATTCGCCCTTTGCGCGGGCGGCCTCGGCTTTTTGGGCGGCTTCCTTCATGGCAGCGATTTTACCTTCGCGCTTCTGAATTAATTCAAGAGTGGTGGGCATAGTGTTTGTTTTTTATGTGCACATAATTTATTTCGCGGCCCGTTCAATGGCCTCGGCGATTCGCATGCGGTGTGAATTTCCGGGGGGTGGTTCTCCGGTTTTCGTGGCCGGTGTTTTTTCGCGCTCGGCTTTCCATATCTCGAAGGAGCGGCGCGCGATGCGGGTGTCGGTGCTGGTGCCTTCATAGGCGCCATAGGTGACTGGGCTGGCGTCGAAGAGTTCTTTGCCTTTTTCGAGTTGTCGTACCCAAACTTTGCCGCCATAGGACAGTTCGTTCAGATCGGCTTCCGGTAGTTTATCCACCAACATCGCACGGTCGACTTCTGCCCAGATGGATTTCATGGTGGTGAAGGCGAATGAGGATTCGTAGATGTAGCCGCCGTCGACGAGCTCGTATACGTCGGCGCGGTGGCTGGGCAGGTTTGCTTCGTAGTCCAGGCCTTTTTCGTCGACCTTCAGTTTCATCGTGCTATTTTTCACGCGGCCGAGCACCTGATTTGGGTCGTGATTGAACAGGCAGGCACAGCGATCCTGTTTTATATCGTCGAAAAACCCGGGCATGACCACCTCGGCATACCAGCCCATGTTGGTATACTGGTTGAACACGGCACCGTATCCGCCTACCACCATTTTGCCGTCGTCGCCTTTGGAAGCGCGGGCCTCGGTGCGAAAGAACCGGCGCTCGACGCTCGATTCTGATTCGGCGAATTTTTCTTCCGGGTCGGTTACTTTCTGATCTGCCATGTTGTCGTCATATTTTCCGGCCTGAAAACCGGTATTTGCGATACGGAAATAGTGCTATTCATTGCTCCCCTGTTGTTGCTGATTTGCATCTGAGTTTTGGTCGCCGCTGTTGGGGTCGTTGGTAATGGTTTCTTCGGTCAGGGCGGTCATGTTGAGTGGGGTGAGGAATATTTTCCCCAGCCCTTCGGGTATGTGGTTGCGGTTTTCAAGTTCGCGTACTTCGTCGCGGTTGAGGATACCCCATTGTATGGCCTTGGTATAGGCTTCCATGCGGGCGCGGATGTCGCCGCGGAGCATGCCTTCGACGTTGAAGCGGAAAAAATGGGTGTCCTGCAGGTCGTAGGGCAGGAGTTTACGGTTGAGTTCCTGCTCCCAGTTTTTTATCCAGGGCAGGAGGGTGTTTTTGACAAATTCGAGGCTTTGGTGTTCGATGTTGGAGAACGTGGCGCGTTCGAGGTCTCCGGCCATGTGCGGCGGGACCCGGTAGGCGGCGTAGATGTCGCGGGAGGTTAGTTTGTGGGTGTTTATGAATTCGGCGTCGGATGGTTTCAGGGAGATGGTTTGATATTCAAGTCCGTTTTCGAGCAGGGGCAATTCGCCGCGCTGCATGGCGCCGGTGAAGTTCTCGCGGGTGTTTTTTACCTGCTCGGGGTTGAGTTTGTTGGGGTGGCGCAGCCATCCGTCGACGCGGCCGCCGCGTTTCTGGATTTTCGAGACGTAGTTGCGGTTGCCCAGGCCGATGCCGATGGTGTCTTTCAGGACGGTGATGGGCGAGCGGCCGTTTATGCCGTCGGTGCTTAGGGCGGCAATGTGCAGGATGTCTTCCGGCATAAGTATTTCCCGCTCGGTACCGGTATAGCCGCCGGCCGGGTTGGGGGTGACTTCGTAGTACAAACTGCCTTCGTGGAAGAATGAGCGCACATGGTTGGGGTGCAAGATGATGAGTTTGCGGGCGCCGCCACGGCCGTCGCGCCGGATCCGTGCAAAGCAGTTGCCCCGGAGGCCCAGGTGGAACTGAAGGGTGGAACGGAAGGTGTAGGACGTGTATAGGTTCGAGTCGCCGGTTGGGTTTACGGCGATGAGGCGATGCTCGGGGCGGTTGGTAGCGGGTATGGTGTCTCCATCGGGGGTTGTGCGGTACAGGCCGATGGGGAGTTGGGCGATGGATTCAGCGAGGATGCGGTTGCAGGCGTAAATAGCCGCGTAGGTGAGGGCGGTTTCGTCGTTTACTGCTACTCCGGAGGCGGAGTAGCCACCGGATGCCCAATCGAGGAACCACTGTGAGGGATTTTCGAGCGACGAGGTGGCGGAGCGCTGCTCCATGCCGCCGTAGATCAGTTGTCTGTATCGCTCATTTATTGTCATGTTGGCCCCGTGTGCTGCTGAACACGCGGCAAATAAATACACAATTTGTGCCGGAAGGGTAGGGGATTGTTGACAAAATCGAAACTGATTGTTGACAAAGTGGTGTTTGCGTGGGGTGAAATGTTAAAATTTCGCTTTTTTTAAAAATATTTTGCTCCAAATTTGGAGCACTAATATTGAGCGCTTATCTTTGCCCTATCAATCGCGAATGATTGATTCGGGTGGCAGCCCGGTAGTTTTCAAAACATAAATATTCAAGATCATGGCAAACCAAGGACAAGTTTATGAACCAAGCATTTTAACAGCAAATACCTACTTCTGGACACCTGGACGGGATTCAGGCGCTCGCCGTCGCGCAGAAGAAAGAAACGCCAGTACTGTCGCCGACTTTTTCAAAAACATTGGCATGGACGTAACCATTGACGCCAGCGGCGACGTGGTAGGTAGCAAAGATGGGATTGTCGCCAGGTTTTCATACAGCGAATCATGCAAGAATGTATACAAGTCGCTGACCGTTCGGCGCAACGGCAAAAACAGCAACATCACATCACTTCGTAAACTTTATAACCAATGAACGAAAATCTAACCGACGAACAACGCGAACGCCTTGCAAGGGGATATGATAGAGAGGCCCAACAATACGAACTATGGGCAGCAGAATATCGGGATGAGCCGCTAATTGAAGAAGGATACATAAAGCAGGCCGAACTTTCGCGGGAAAAGGCAGAAGAAATGCGAAAGAAGTAAAAAAACAGGGAGCCGGCTGGCAGGCCGGCTCCCCAAATCTTAAACCTAAAATATTTCAAGACGATGGCAAAGTTAAAGACTTTCACGGCTAAAATGCAACGACATGGCCAGCAGCCAAGGTATGTACCGGAATGCACGGTATATCATGGTTACCTCGTTCAGGTATCCAAACGCGGAGTAGGCAAATCGTGGGAAGAGGGCGGAATCGGCCCCAGCGGCGACGGCGATACATGGACCGTTTGGGAGCGGTACGAAGAATATCTAAAACCGTATTTCAATGGGGCTAATATGCCGGATGACGTGAAAAGCATACTTCGTGAACTTGAAACCGTTCAGGATGTAATTGCAGCAGGATATGAAAAATATCTGCTGAAGTTCGGAGAACAAGACGGATATACAATTACCAATTACGAGGATGAGAAAGCGGAAAAACAGCGTGAACATACTGCACGGGCTGAACGCGAAGTTGCCGGCAAAAGCATCCCTATCCCCGTATCATTCGGTTATTTCGGGCTTCAGATCGGTGAGCGTCTTCCGCCGGAAACCTGGGCAAAAATCAAACATACTGCCACCTACCATAAAGGCGATGAAGATGATCTGGAATGGTTAGACGACATGGGGCATATTGGCGTGAATGGTTACGAAGTGCGCGGCTGGTATTACGAAACCGGTGTAGTTGAAATCCTGACCAGTGAAGGATACACCATTCAATATCACGGAGAAACCGTCACAGATACCGCGTCACTCAAAAATGCCAGCGAAAAACGCGCAAAGGCTGAAAGCGCGCACTATGACCGTGTGAAACAAGTGAAACAAGAGGCAGGGGCATGGAAGCGCTTGATACTGGACAAGGCTTATGAGTCAGGACCTTGCACGAAAGAGGAAGCAGAAAAGGCGTCATACCTACCCCGGATAACCTTGCTCGATATGCAAGGCCCAGATATTTACGGCGGCGGCTCCTGGCTGCACCGAGATGGAACCGACCTATACTACGTCGACAACAATGGGATGGACGGCGACAATTGGTCGCATAACAACTACCCAACCGGCGGGGCCGGGGCAATCTGCTATCATATTCCAGGCGCCGCACATATCATTGAAAAAATTGAAAATTGGATAAAAAGCATTAGCTATTATGCAGTATACACAGAAGGAAGATAGCGATCACTTGCGCACATTTTATGTCGACATGGGGCCAGCCCTAAACCGCTCTGGGTTAGAGATAGTTCTAAAAGTGCCGATCCGAAGCGTGCGCGACTGGTTGTCCGGGAAACGCGGATTCCCGGATGCGCACCGGCACAAGGTGGAGGCATGGGCACGTCGGTATGGGTATAATAAGAAAATACAATACGATTCTATAGTATGAAAAACAGAACGATTACTACACTGACCACAGCGGGTAAGATACGCGCAAAAATGATCGAGGAATTTCAGCGCGGCGTGCCGGCCGATGGCCTGGCGAAGAAATACGGGTATGAGAAAAGCATGATCTACAAATACGCTCGCGAATACGAGGCGAACGGGATAGCCGCGCTGAACGTAGAACGAAGACCACGCGAAACGGTGCACCTGACGCCTGCGCAATGGCGCGAACACCTGAGCACCGCCACGGATATGAAAGAACGGGAATACCTACAGGCGCTACTGGACGTAGCGCTGAAGAAAATAAGCCTTAACGACGCGGCAAAGAGGGTAGGGGTGACTCCGCAGGGGTTGATGAAAGTCAGGCGAAAATATTCCGGATAAAAAAGGCCAGGAGCATGCGCTCCTGGCCTTAGCTTTTCCGACAAAAAACCGCCTGGCTTATTGCTAAACCATGCGGCTAATAAACCCCAAAAAACCAAATGAAAGCATCTTCCAGGCGGGCCTTCATGTGGCCTTTTCAAAAGCAAAAATACGATTATTCAGAGTGAGAAGCAAACGTTTTTTTTTCGGCTTCGTCGAACACGCCACAGCATGGTCCGGAAACATTCGTATGATGAGAGTTTCCTGGCGCCGGTTTCTGCGACAATTTCAGCCTCAGCCCGACAATATGCCACATAACAGCTCGGGCGGTCGGTATCGGCCAGGTGTTCGAGGTACAGCGCTTCGAGGCGCTCGAAGGGTACTGGATGTTCGTTCTTTTTCATAACACGATGATGTCGCTGTCGGGGCTGTACGCCTCCTGAAATTTGTGTTTATAGGTCATCCACTGGCCGATGGCCATGCCGAGCGCCACCATGCCGTCGACCTTTTCTTTGGATTTGGCCTTGTCGATTTTGATGTTGCCATTGGTATCGGTGAGGATGATGACGTTGCGGTTCATCCATTCAATCACGGGATTGTGGCCGTGATTGAGTTGGCGTTTCAGGATCATCTTTTCCAACTGGGTGAGGGGCCCGGCGAAATGGCCGGCAGTCTGGGTGAAGCCTTCCATGAATTGATCGGTGTCGGTGTCGACCTGCCCGATTTCCTCGTTTATATCGATCACCAATTCGGTGGCGCGCCAGCGGTCGTAGGCGCAAGAGTGGAATTTGTACTGCTCTTTGGCGGCCAGGATTTCGGCTTTGATGTAGTCTGTATCGATCACGTCGCCGGGTGTCAGGTCCATCCAGCCGTCATGGGCCCATTGGAGGTATGGGATACCGTCGAGACGGCTGCGTTCACGGGCGTTATCTTCGGGGCACCAAAACTTGAAAATTACGTGGTGTCGGTCTTTTTCGGTGGCCCCCGGGAAGAAAAGGGCCAGGGCGGTGATGTCGCGATTTTTGGATAAGTCGAGGCCTCCGAAACACAACTTGCCATCAAGGAT